CGTTTCCGTCAATTCCTTTGATTGGGGCTTTTGGAGTGTCGAAGACAGGTAAGCCATAAGTATCAATGAATCCCTCGTACGACCATTCCATAGGTATGAACAAACTATATAATCCTGAATTAGTCTGGCCATTGCGGTTTCTTTTCGTGACATCTGAAGCATAATATAGTTTTTTAAAATTGTCTCCCCCTTTATCTAAAGCATTTGACGTTGAACCCATCATACACTTGCCAATAATCCGGCTACCTAATCTTAAACAGGTTTTAGTAACCCTCCAGTTATTTAATATATTGTCAGGTCTTAACCATTTACCACTTTCGTCATGAACTAGCAATTTAAGTTTTTCACCATCATAGGAGTTATCTCCAGTGTTTTTCCAATCTATTGTTGTATCAAGACCTTCAAGTTCTTCAGGATTTTCTTGGCTATCTAATTTTCTTCTTGTAAACTTTGAAGCAGGCACTCTATAAGCGAGTTCTGTTTTAGGTCTATCCATACCATCTTGTATGGGTTTAAAGAAGAAAGGATAGTTAAGAGAGATTGGAACAACTTTATCGGTAAACATTGTTTTAGCATCTGCTCCAGCTTTTGATAAGATCCCAAATCGCGAGTCACTTGATATAGTAGCTTGATTAACTAATTCAGCGGATGACATAAAAGAAAACCCGGAACGTCTATTCTTTAAATAGCACATTCCATAACATCTTGGGTCTGCCTTACAGGCTTCCCAAAATATAAAAAATAATCTATTTGATTCTCTAAAGTCTGGTGCTCCAACATCAATCTTACTCCACTGTAAATACATATAATGTGTACCGGTCACATATGTGGGAACTCCATTATTATAAAATGAGAAACCTTCTTCTCTACGTTTAAATTCGTTATCTACATAATCATACCATTTTTCCTTGAAATGATCTGGATATTTATTCCAATCAAATACGCTTTTTATTTTTTCAAGTTCTTTTGGTATTTTTAATTGTTCCCAATATTGTTCTTCTTTTTTTGGGGCTCTTTTATAAGATTCATCAATTAAAGGCAAAGCGATCCTTAAATTCTGTATCTCGTATATTTCTCCAATCTTACCTGTTTTGCTTATAATAATTAGATCATGCTCTTTATTATAGCCATATTTCCATTTATTATATCGGTTTTGTTGTTTAATCACCGATTGTTTTACGTAGTCAGGAAGTATTTTATAAAGTGTTTGCTCGTACATTATTTGGATCTCCCTTCTGCAAAACCTTTAAAAGTCTTTATTGTAGGATCTTTATCTTCTTCTTCTAGCATACGGGTTTCATCCTGTATTCTACTTAGAATTTCAAAAGCATCAAATATGGCTAACTTTTTTGTAGCTGCAGCATTCTTTAACTTATCTGCGGATAAATCATCATCCCCATTATCTAAAATAGCTTCCTCTGCAACTTTAATTAATTCAAGAACTGCTTTGTGCCCAGCTTGGATTATATTCTGTTTCGTTTCCTTTATGTCCATATTTAATTACAATATCATTAGATTTCATACAATAAAGTCTTTGCCCATCAATAACAAAGTCAAATTCTCCATAAGGAGTATATCCAACAAGGTCTCCCTCGTTTATTTTAAGCGCTTCTAAGGAGCTATTTCCGTATTTTAATATACCAATAAGTCTTTGCTCTTTAGCTATGTTTAAATAGTCTTTATTCTTAATCGGTTTAATAAAACATCTGTCTCCAAATGCTTTCCATTTACCTGTATTCTTATATAGGTATATTTGGTCAAGATCACAAAAATATAAATCATCCATAAAATATGATCTACTATTTTTTTTATTTCCTCTTATATCATAAAATACCCTAAAAACATTATGATGAATTACAACTATATCTCCAACTTTAATATCGGTTGAATAAGCTAAAGGCACTGCAACAACTTCTGCTACATTATTTACGGATTTAAAACTTTCAATCTTAGTATTGATTATTAGTTCTTTATCCTCAACCTTAACTTTATTGTTGTATCTTTCGCCTACTGGTTTTACAATAAAACTAAATATACTTCTCATTAATATTCTAAATCGTATTCAACTGAGATAGCCATATTAGAATTAAACTTCTTCCATGGCATAACTTCATCTTCTTTTTTAATATATATATTATACGATGTATCATTATCGTCAAATATAATATTACATATTGCATGGCCCCCGTAAACGTTTTGGCCTACGGAGTAATGCATAGCTTCATTTTTATAGTCTGTGCCTATACTTATTTTTCTAATAACAGAACTCATTATTCAACTTTCTCTAATTTAACCTCTTCAGGTTTATCTATATAAGTATAAGAACCATCCTCGATATTAATATTAATATCTCCGTATTGTGCTTGTAATTCTGATTTGAATTCTTCTACTCTTTTATTCACTTCCGCGATTTGATGTAGGAATCCATGTTTTTGTGATTCAAGTAACCCTATATTAGATAATAGGGCACTCATATCTTTTTGTTGATTAACAATAGTTTCTAATTGTTTCTCTGTAATTTTGTTTGTGTTTTCCATTTTATTTAATTTGATTATTATTATTTATTTTTATACTGGGCAACCTGTATATACCGGCCCGCTTATATTAAATACCGTTTCTCCCGCCTCATACACTATCTCTCCTAATATAAGCCTACCTGTTTGAGTTTGGAATTCAAAATCAACAAAATCACCGGGCTGATATATGGAAATATCTACTAATTGGGTGGACGTTTTTAGTGGAGGATCTCCTCCGCAGATACTCTCTATTAAAAAATAAGCCATTTGTGATTGATTAGAAGCGCTTGCATTAGGCCAGCCAATTCCAATACCCATTCTCATTAGTAAAGTGCTACTATATTAGAGCAGGTTGTTTCTCCTTCATCATAACCTGCCCATACATTACTAACTATAACAGGGAAAAATGTGCCGTCTGGGATATTAGTAAATTCTGTAAAAATACCTAATCCATCATCTCCATTTCCGCCTACAACGTTACAAAATAAAGTTCCCCCAGTGCCTATATATAATGCAGCTGATCCCAAATTAATACCTGGTATTTCAAGCGCTGGATTTCCAGTAGGCAATATATATCTTGCTCTTGTCCCAAAGTCTGGCTGATTTCCAAATTGTCCCATAATTTATTTTTTAAATATTCTATTATATATTGTTGATTTCTTCATAGGTATCTCTAATACAGTATCACCTGGATAACTATAATCTTTATCTGGTTTCATTACTTTTGAATTTCCTTTATTATCTATACCTAAAACGGGAAACTCCACATTTTCCATAGTGATTTCCCCGCTAGGTATTACATTATAAGGTCTATCTTTATCAGGGCTATTTTTTTTATAACCTTTTACAGATAGATTTTTCATTTAGTATTTTTTCATTTTAGCAGGTGCCATTTTCATTTTTTGTTTGACTGGCGTTGCTTTGCTAGTAGCAATTAAAGATCTTTTTTGTTCTTCAGATAATTTATCTGGGGAAGTTCCACCTCCAAAAGCATTGTAAAGATTAGCATTACGAGTTTGTCTTCTTGTTACATCAGCATTACGCTTTTCAACATTTGCGTAAAAAGACGTATTGCCTCTAGAATCTTGTTGCTCTTCTTTTACTACATTACCTTTTGAATCAAGCTCTCTTACCTTAGTTCCAGATTTAACAACTGTATGCATTGGTAAATTTGGTGTTGAAAATCCAGATACAGCATCAACTTTTATACCACTTGGAGTGTTTCCTTTTTCTCTATTCTCTTTGTATTTTTCTACACCCTCTGTATATTTTTTGGTAAGTTCAATATCTCCGCCGTGATCTTGTCTTAATGGCGTAGGCAATCCATTCCCTGTTTTTGGCATATTACCTCTGCCTGGTTTCATTTTAAAAGGAGTATTCATTTTGTTTAGTTTTTATTTATTAGTCTTTTATAAATTACGGGTCCGGGAGCGTCACTAACATAATTAGCAACCATTGTATCTTGATCTACAACTATAAATTTACCTAAAGCTTCCCAGTCATTAGGCTCGTGCAATGTATTCAAATAGAAATTATTCTTATCAAATTGGTAACCTAATATTTTAAAGTAATTTCCAGTTAAATAAGAAAATGATACCACATTAAGTTCATTCTTGTTTATAATAGAAAAATCTATTTGCACAGTTTCGGAAGTCCATGTTCCTACTAGAAAATCCTTAGTAAGCTTTTGAGCTTGAACATAGGAATTAAAAACTAAAAATACGATAATACAGATTACTTTTTTCATAATATATTAAATTAAAGTTATATATTATTATTATTACGCGTATTTATTGCTTTTTATAAGCTTCCTTTTCCCAAGGTAGATTTTTAGCTCCTTCTTTCATTTTAGAACGTGGATACTTTTTACCTTTCCAGATAACGTGTGAATCATTATAATCCAGATCTCCACGTTTCATTTGATCTATATGTACTTTCTCGTGTGATATAGTTTTATTCTTTTTTAATTCTAAAGGAGATATATTTTTATTCACTAATATAGTTCCATTAGATTGCGCCATACCTAAAATATTGCCGTCCATATCGGTACTATAAACAGGAGTATTATCCACATTATATGGAAATCCTTTCATCTTAAAAGACATATAAATAATAAATATTATTAAATTCCCTATAAAAGTATATCTATAGGGAATTTAAATTAATACTATGCTGCTGGGGCTATAGGAACAATAATAGGCAAATTAGCAATAGTAACACCAGTAGGAATTGCGACAGGCGATAAAGTTGGCCCTTGTGCAAAAATAGCAGTGTTTACAGCAGCAACAGTACTAGATGCGCCATTCGTGCTTGTAGTAAATGTGTAACTTATAGGCCCAGTATAAATAGCAAAAGTAGTTGAACTGAGATAAGATACCGCAGTAATATTTGCTACATTAAAAAGAATTGGTTGTGCACCTGCTACATTTGTAGCAATTGAGATAAATTTGAACATTGTTTTTAGTTTTAGTTTTGGTTATTGTTTATATATAAAGAATGTTAATAACTAACATTTTTTCATTTTCATAGGAGGCATTTGCTTGGGCCCCTTTTTTTCTTTCTTTTCAAAAGACTTGGTTTCTTTTTTTTCGTGCTTTGCTTTAGCGGCCTTTGAAGGATACTTTTCTTTTCCTCCATACTCAGATATAACTTTCTTTTTCATATTAGTATCTTCCTTTAGCTCGTTGTGTAATTGCTCTTGGATCACAGACAGGTTTAATGTTATTGAATACAATACCATCTTTTCCTGAACTTGATCCTTTACCTTTTGGCAATGCGGTAGTGTCAAATGGACCATTCCATATTGCATTAGCTCCAACTCCAGATAGTTTAGCTTCTCTGTCGTGAACGCTCATTGGATGTTTTTTTGCGTTTAAATTCATAGTTAATAGTTGTTTATATCGTAAGGTGGTGTAGTTGGTGTTGCAATTCTATTAGGCGGTTGCAACGGCTCGTCAATATTCTGCGCAATCATAGGATCAATAGGAGATTCCATATTTTGCTTAATTGGGCTACCTCCTACTTTTCTAGTAAAAGTATTTGGTAACGACTCTCCCATTACATTTTTAATATTATCTGTATTACTAAATGCTTTATTATTTATATTATTATATTCCATATTATTACTTTTTAACTGTGGCAATGGCGCTGTTGAAGCAGGCTTTGGTTGAGATGGCAACAATCCTCTATCAACTAATCTTTTATTACTAGTAGCGACTTTTATTTCGTTGGCTCTCATTTCTCTTTTTTTCTCAAGAGCATATTGGCTATTTTTTAATATTCCACCTAACCCATAATCTTGATTACTTCTACCAAATAATGCATTTTGTGTTGGATTACTAAAATCAATATTTAGAGCAAAGTTTTTCCCAAATAACCCATTTTGGTTTGGATTGCTAAAATCAACATTAGGAGTATAATTACCAAATGGCATATTGCCTAAAAGTTTATTTGTTGGATTATTTTTATTTTTTAAAGGATCAAATGAATTAAGGACTGAACGCCCTGCCCCAATAGTGTTACCTCCTGCAAACGCATTACCAAATTGTTTTATAGGACTATTTTTTTTAGTATTCATTATCTCTTGTTTTATCTTTATTCACGTTCTCTATAGCCGTTATTCTAAGCTTGTCCATATGAGTTTTGCCACTCATTATAATATTTCTATGACTTGTAGGCAAATCTTCTTTACCAAGCATTATACGGTACATCCTACTTATTAGTTGTTTACACTTAAATGAAACTTTATATATATTGTATTTTTGGGTTGTATGGTTTCTATTTCTCCAAACCACTATCCACCCTTCTTTTAATAAATTGTTCCAGCGTTTATTGTCCCAACTGTAAGCATAAGTACCTATTTTATAATCTTGTTTGGTAAAAAATTCCATACAATCAAAATAGATTAGTAATTCTAAATCCGCATCTGTTAAATCATTATTCCTACAAGCCCATCTACGTATTATTCTATAGTGTTTTAATAAACCTATATCTCTAATATCTGAAGGTTCTAAGCGGCTCATAATACAACTACAACATCGTCTAATCGTATAACGTAATAAGTTTCTTTCCCAGGTTCTATTTTATGACCATTATGTCTGTCATAAAATATATTATCACCTTCTTTAACCCCTACTACTTCGTCACCAACACTAATAACTTTGGCTTCTATATATCTAATATCTTCTCTGTGATTTTCAGCTAATAGAAGGCCTCCTTTTGTTTCTGTAGTACCTTCTTTTACTTTTTCTATAATTAATCTTTTACCAACTGCTTTCATTATGCACGTAAATTATTAATTACACAATCAGTTGATAATATAGTTGTCGCTACAGATGCTGCATTTCTTAATGCACTTTTAGTAACAAGCAATGGATCTATTATGCCAGCCTCAATCATATTAACAGTTTTACCTGTTACAACATTTAAACCGTACCCTACTTTTGATATTGTTTCTAAAGGAGCATTTTCTATGCCTGCATTATCTAATATAGTATTAAATGGTGCTCTAATAGAATCTAATAATATTTCCTCACCAAGTGAGAAGGTATCTATGTTATGAGAAGCATTTAATAAAGCAATCCCTCCTCCTGGCACAATACCTTCTTTAATCGCTGCCTTGGTCGCACAAATAGCGTCTTCTATTCTATCTGCTTTTTCTTTTAACTCTATCTCTGAATTAGCTCCTACTTTAACTAAAGCAATTCTACCTGTTAACCTTGCTAATCTTTTTTCTAACTTTATTACTTTTGTTGCCGTAGGATTTTCTAATAAAGATTTTTTAATATCATCTATTATCTCCAATACCTTTTCAGGTGTTTCGCTTATGTGTAATATTGTTTCTTCTTGACTAGTGATACTTTTAACGCAAGTACCAAGTAATTCTGGTTGTATTAGATCCAGATCATCACCAAGATCTTCGTTAATTACAGTTGCTCCTGTAAGTAATGCTAGATCATCAAATATTTCTTTTCTATTTACTCCAAACGTAGGAGCATCAATAACATTTATTTTTATGTTACCTTTTAACTTGTTCATTGCTAATGTAGATAATGGTATTGCTTCCATATCTGCAACTATAAGTAATGACTTGTTATTCTTTATAACATATTCTAATATTGATTGTATTTGTCTTATGTTATCTATTGGTGATTCAACTAATAATACTAATGGATTATCTAGTTCGGCAGTTTTGTTTTTTAGGTTAGTTACAAAATGCATGTTCTTTAATCCCATATCACATTGAATACCTTCAACTAATTCTAAACTGCATTCAGGGTTAGATGATGTTTCCATCATTACAACCCCTGTATTTCCAACAGATCTAAAAGCATCTCCAACTAACTTGCCTAATTCAGGATCATTATTAGTAGATATAGTTGCAATTTGATCCAACATATTATCATCAACAGTTATACTTATCTTTTCTAGATAATCTATTACTTTATCTACTGCTGAGTTTATACCTTCTTTTATTTTTCTTTCGTTTGGATTTTCAACCTTGTAAGCATTCTTTAAAATAGCGTGCGCTAATACCGTTGCTGTTGTTGTTCCATCCCCCGCTTCTCTAACGGTTTTTCTTGCTGCTTCTTTTAATAATGTAGCCCCCATATTTTCTACAGGATCTAACAATATAATAGAATCCGCAACTGTTACACCATCTTTTGTAATTACAGGTCTACCGGTTGTGTCTTCTAAGAGAACACATTTACCACTTGCGCCTAATGTAGAACTAACCGCCTTGGCTAGTTTCTCTATTCCAGCAAATACTTTATCGCTGGCTTCTTTTCCGAAACTTAAGTTTTTGACTATAGCGTCTGACATAATTTTATTTGATTAAATTGATATAACTTATATATCACCTGTTTTTATTTTTTTTTACCTATCCTTGTCCTCTAGATAACTTTTTATAATTTTTAGATGTTTTTAAATTTGATGTTTTCGATTTAGCATGAATGCCTGGTCTTGCGATATTTTTTACAACACGTTTAACAACCACGGTTTGTTTCGCCATAATAAATATATAATTAATATTAATAATATCCACCAAAAAAAGCTCCAATAATTTTGTTCTTTATCAATTATTTTTGTTTTTTCAATTTGATGTTCTTTTGTTTTTACTGTAGATACTGTCGCGGAGTCAATACGTTTAATATTAACTTCCTTTTTATTATTTGTATATAATGTATTAGATTTATTTTTTTTAATCTTTAAAACAACGTTTTTATAACTTTTACCGTCAACTATAATTGTTTTACTTGAATCTATAGGGGTGATAACAATTTCACTACTATCAGTATCTATAATTACTTTTGTAGAATCTGTTTTATTTACGGTGTCTATTTTTGTAACTGTTACTTTTGTTTCTGCAATACTATCTTTCTTTATATCAGTTTTATCAACCAATACTTTTCTTGAAGAACACGATGTTAAAAGTACTATTATTATAAATATAAGTTTTTTCATTTTTTAAATTTAATCTTTAACTTGGAAATGCATCCAATCGTAATTCTTTTCTCGGCCTAAACTTTCAAACCCATGCTTATAAAATATATCGATCATTGGTTTGTATTCTATACGAGCAAACCTTGCAGTCTTGGATGTTTCTTTTAATAAATTCCTACTTGGGTTTAAATCAATAGCGCAACCCCAACTATGCACACTTAATTTAGTTCCACCTCGCATTAAACGATAATTGAAGCACCCGCCATAGTCATCGATCTTTAAATCACTAATTGCATCTTGTCCGTAAAATTCTAATATATCATTAAAGATTGCTAATAATTTATCAGCAACTAATTTATGACAACGTATTTTAGTTACCTTTTTACCGTCATAGTACATTGGATACGGCAAAGTTATTGGTACAATATATCCTTTGCCACTTTCATTAGGAGTGCCGTATTTAGCTATTAGTTGTTCCTGTGTTATCATTTTTTTTATTTTTTTCCATTAGCCACCATCGTCTTGCAGTATATCCAACTGCTAATAATAAAGACAATATCTTTAGTCCTAATTCTACATTTGAAAAAGAAAAACTAATTAAAAAACCATTTACAATCAAAAGTCTTATGTCGTGCACATTATTCATTACTACTATTATTTTTCATTTTAGAATATACCATAACTGAATCTAATATTGTTTGGCTGCTTAAATATGTTATTGCAATTAACGCCCAGTCTGATGACTCTAGATCTGCAAACATTAATAAACCGCTAGCTACTAGGAAAACAAATAATTTTCTACTTATCCATTTATTTATTAATGCGTCTAAATTTTTTCTACTCATTTTTTTAAAAAATATTTTAAATCGTTTAACACTAAAAGAGTTGATATAATACAAGTGCTAATCATTAGCCACTTTATATCTGGAAGCCAAAGACTAAATATACCTCCTGCGAATGTGCCTACAGCGGTCCTTACTATATCCATAACATCAAAGTAAGACTTTATAATTACCGTCTGAGCCCACTCCCAAAAGAAACCTATCATTGCACCTACAAATGCAGACGCTATAGGAACTCCTATAATTTTTCCGTCAAGTGTAAATTCTGCGAAATCTGTAACGCTGCCAATTAAATACATAATTGCAAACCCAATAAAAATGTGAAAGCTGTCCCTTAATTTCATAACTATATATTATAACTTGCTATTTGCCCACCAGTTGTAGCCACTGTACTTGCATTTTGTAATCTGTCTCCAATACTATTAGCAGTAAATCCACTTGCAATTAAATAGTTCCAAAAATCTGCTGGTGTCATTAATAATGTTCCTGTTGTGTTATCTACTAAAACGCCACTTAATACGTTTGCAGTACTTGGCACTCTTAACGTTCCAGTTAATTCGCTTGATGCACCATAAGTAGTTCCAAATCTTACGTTACTTGTTGCTGGATTTCCTAAAGATACACCAGCAGCGTATAAAGTTCTATTGCCACCAGTACTTATTTGAAATAACCAACTTGATGTAGCAGTATCTATTGTTACTCTTGGTGCTATAATTGCCATTAATCCATTTGCATTTACAGGATTTCCACTCACCTTTACAAGTGTACCTGAAGCAGTATTAGTCGTATATGCAAACGATGCTACTACCGCAGGTGCTGTTGCACTTGAAGTAGCAACTCCTGTTATAGAAATAGTTGCCGCTGCTGTGTTATTTAATAATCCGGGAACTGAAGTACCTCCTGTTATACTACCTATTATATTAACAGTAGAACCTATTGTATATATTCCTAAAGACGCTGCTCCTGTAATATTTCCTGTAACATTTAAAGTTAAATTTGAGTTACAATATATAACAGCTGAACCACTTGCATTTACTATACCTGAACTTGCTGTAATATCTCCTGTCACATTTACAGTTGCATTTGCATCTATTCTTAAGGCATTTGCAGCTGATGCTGCTGATGTTATTGTACTTGATAAATTACCAATTACATTTAAAGTTCCTGCTGCAGTAACGTATATAATTTGTTTTAAAGCTGCACCATTATCTACTGTATAATTACCTGTACAAGTTAATGTACCTGTTCCTGATAACCTTATGGCATTATAATTTGTTGTATTTGTAAGTGTTAAAACAGAACCATTAAATATTGCAGTATTACCACTTGCTAAAGCCATCTCTAAAACAGGAGTTGTTGAACCCGCAAAAATAGCTTGCGCAGCAGTACAAGTTAAATTACCACCATTGGCATATATAAATTGACCACCTGTAGCATTACCTAATACAGTACCAGTACTTTCTGTCATTTCAAAATCTGAAATAGTTGGATTCGTTCCTGCTGTGCTTACAGCTGTTATATTAATTCTATAATAAGTATAAGATGTTGTATTAGCCAAAATACCACTTGTATAAGAACCACCTAATGGTGTTGATGCTCCTGTAACTGTATCTAATGTTGTATAAGTAGTTCCATCATTTGAACCTTGAAATGTCCAAGTTGTTGGATATGTAGTAGCACCTACTGTGGTCATTCTAAGAGAATATCTTTTTATAATTTTACCACTTGTAAATTGATAACCTAATATTCCAGTGTTATTAGTTGCACTTTGCCAAAATGTAGAAGAAGGTCCATCTTGATTAAAAGCAATCCAAGGAGCACCAGCACTTGTAGAACTTGCAAAAGCCACACCACTTGGTGTAGTATTAGAAGTCATTATAGGTGTCGCTATATTAGGAACAGAAACTGGAGAAACAGTATTTCTTATTGTTTGTACTGTATAAGTTCCATCAATAGTAATAGTACGATTATTTGCGTATACATCATCATCACTTGTTGGAACTGCTCCGTTATCCCAAATTGCTGGATTACTAAAATTACCTGTTGCTACTGCAAATCTTGTTGCCATATCTTATAGGTTTTTTTCATTAATAAATGTCTGCAATGCCCCCATAATTGTAGCTGCTGCGTTAATAGCGTCTGTATCTCCACTTTCAAAAACGTCCATGTATGTTATAGGAATAGAATTGTCAGGAAGACTTACTGAACTTCCATCATCTAAAACTCTATAAGGCGTTAATCTCATAGCTACACTACCACCTATATCAGTTGGTTTAACTAATGGTGATATTGCTAAATTAACCATAAAATATGGATATGTATTTCCATCTACTTCTATTGGATTTGTACTTTGTATTGGCATAATTTTATATATAAATTGCTGATTCTCTATTTGTCCAAGCTACGTTTGTAGCGGTCGCCGTAGTTACTGAACCACTTGCAGCTATTGTTAATCTTATTATTGTCCATACTGTAGCGCTTTCCGCACTTCCATTTGGAGCAGTTCCACAATAATTGATATTGCTATTTGATGAATTATTAGCATTTCTTCTTTCAGAAACTATTTGATCTAGATCTTTATTTTCCCAAAGTTGTACTGCACTATTATAACTTAATACTTGATTATTTAAAGGGTTGTCTATAAAAACATTATGTAGCTCATCAAGCTCCCACCCATTCATTATCTTTACATAGATCTTACCGTTATTTGCGTGAGCATATTCTACATAACCTAAAACAACAATATGACCATTTGAACCATTTGGCTTAATATTCGTCATTCTTCCGGCAATTGTTGGCGATAAATAAAGAACATCGCCATCTGCCCAAGTTTCGCCTTGTAAAGAACCCGTAGTATTAATATCTAATAATTGTCCGACTGTTAAAATAAATCCCTCCTGATTTGTAGTTATAGTTTCAGTTACTACTCCTAAAGTGTCTGCGCTATTTAAATCATTGTTTGCCCTTGCTAAATCAATAGCTAATCTTTGGCCTTGTGCTCCACTTACTCTAACAACTTGGTACGCTGCTTTTGTTAATGTAGTATTTGGTGTTACTTTATTAACAACTCTTGCAACTAGATCAACTCCATTTTTTAATATAACAGAACCGCCTTTTAAAAGTGTTTGCGAACTTCCTAAATCATTACTCCATTGTGTTGAGCCAACAACAAATCCAGCGCCACTTGGACTAACATTTAAATTAATATGGTCAGCAGTTAAATTATAAGTTCCTAAATTTAAATCGGTAGTTGCGCCTGTATATGGGACAAAACCACTTGTGGTTGGTATATCAGAAAGTAAAGCTATTGTGCCTGAGGCGTCTTGAAAAGTTTGGGTTTTGTTTGTTCCAACTATTGTAGCAGGAAAATTTATAGATAAACTTTTAAAATTTACAAGGTCTCCTTTAAAAAAGCCATTAACATTAAAATAGGCGTTTTTTGAAGTCTCATAAAAAGATAAAGCGTTTGTATCCAATATAGAATACTGCGTGTCATCTTGAGTACTAATACTAAAACCTCCAAATGCATCCAAGAAATACTTATAACCTCCTGAGTCTTGATTATTAAAAAATAAAAAAGTATAACCACCGCCAATAGACCCTATATTATTCCCAAGTTCATAAAAATCTATTGTATTATCACTAATAGAGTTACCTTGTGTAACTACTTGCTGAAGCGTTGGTATTGGCACTTCTGTGCTTAAAACAAATGATACTAAATCATAATACTGTTTATCAATAATAGTTCCATTACCTCCAATGAATTCTAAATCTAATTCATAGAATGCCGATGTGCCTATTTGTGCATATCCTATTATTTTATAATGCCCGAAAAAGTTTGGTTGATTTTGTTCCGATAACAATACCTGACTATTATTTAAATAGTTTAAGAATATAGTTATATTTGCAGTAGATACATCAATAGCTGAAACAATTAATTTAGTTATTGCCGAAAATGCAGTATTGTCACCACCACCACCATCAAACGCTATAGTCTTAGCCACATTAGGCACGATAACAAACTGGAATGACATTTGTCCTCCAATAGAAACCTTTGAATTTATATTCAAGTAATCCGCAACTCCCTGAGCAGTATAATTTACAGTTCTATTATTATAGGCTTTTGTTCCTACAAATAAATCCTGATCCTCAACAGGTATACCTCTTGGATATGAATTAGATATTGGCATTTACTTTAGTTTGCTTTTAATAATTCTATTTCAGCCTTTAACTCTTTAACAGCATTAATCAATGCATATATTAATGCACTTGGGTCAAATCTATATAAATCTGTATCCTCTGTATCTGTTTCTTCTAATTTTGATTTATATGTAGTAATTGTTTCTGGAAATACATCTTTTATTTCTTGTGCAATTACCCCAATGTAGCCTGCTGATTTAGGCATTCCCCCTTTACCGTTATAGTCATACGTAATAGGCGCAACAAGTAATATATGTTCTAATCCTTTTGAATAAATTCCAACATTTTCTTTAATTCTTGAGTCACTACTGGCAGCCCATGACCCACCCCCTGGTTTTACAGCGCTACTAGCATATATACCAGCGCTTGCCTCTGGCCCACAATCGGCATAAACGCCATAACCATTTTCGCTATATCCTTTTACGCCCCATCCACCAATCCATGCTGCATTGTTTTGTCCTGTAATACCATTTTTAAACCCTTCCACTGTTAATCCATTATTACCCGCAGAAGTAATAACCACAGAATTAGTAGTGGTACTTCCTTCGTCCGTAACTTCTTGTAATGTGGGTGTTTCCGGTATATCGTTTACTGTAGCTACATCAACACCATTTATTTGCATTTGAACAGTTGTATTTGCCCCTTCTCCTGTAACATCCTGTAGTGTTGGAATACCTATCTCATCACTAACTATAGTGGCAAGATCTGATATATAAAAAGAGTTAGTAGAGATATTATCATTCTCTCTAAACTTTGCTCCTAATACCATATCATTTATAGTAGGAGTTGCATGCGGATAACTATATATTATTGCCATGGTATATTATTTCTTTTTAGTTTTAGCTTTTATTTTTTTTGCCTCCGATAGCATCGCTTTGGTTGGTTTTTTACCGCTGCCTTCATTCTCTCTAATGTTATCCCAAAGTCCACGTCTTGATGTAGATCCATCTTTTCTTTTTAACAGTTCCATTTGTCTAATGCTAGTTTTTTTCTTGTTGGTTCACCATTCGGTTTCTTCATAGGACCTGGCATACCAGACATTCTAGCACAGAAAGATTTTCTACGCTTTGCATCTTTGCTACCAGCTTTTAATTCCGATGGTTTTTTTGTTACTGCTGTTTGCAATTTACTTCCAGGATTTTCTCTCCTATAACTTGCAACACCTTTTGCATTCAACCCCCCTTTAGGGTCTTTGCCTTCTTTACGTGTCCACGCAGCGGTTTTATGTAAGGGGCTGCATCCGCAACCTTTTCCTTCTCCAATAGTATACCCATTGTTTTTGCTTGTCCCTAATCCTTGAGGGCCTATACCTTTCATATTCATATTACTTTAGTTTATATTTTTTACCACTCTCTTTTTTAGTGCCCTCTCCTTCATTGCCACGGTTTTGTTTTACACTTTCAAATCTACCATCCTCGTGATCATAGTCTTTACCATTGTTACCAGGATGTTTACGATGCATTCTTTGTGAGTGAGCTTTCTTTGTTCTCCTATCATCGGTTTTTGCATACGCAAGATCCCTAGCTGCTTTTGCTTTAGCGGCCTTAGGCGATAATTTTTGTTTTAACAAAGGGGATTGTGATTTAAGAGTAAACGGCATTGCTTAATATCTTTTTTTTATATTATACTTCCTCATTTGCATTGCAGGTGTTTCAACCAAAGTTGACATATCCGTAGTTGGTTTTTTAGTTGTGGGAGTTTTTATGCTTGTGTTTGGTTTACCAGGTTGATTAACTGATCCAGAACTTGTGTTTGTAGTAGAAACACTTTTCTCTTTAACCTTTGTAATATCCTTTGCTTTTTTAGCAGCTTCAACTGTTGATGATTCTTTCTTAGCTGCTACCCCTGTTTTTGCGGAAAGTTTCTCAATACTAGATTTAATAGCTTTAGCTTTATCTGATTTTGACGCAGATCTATCCGCCTGAACTTTTGCTTGTCTCTCCGCAGACGTAAGCTTTTTAGTAGGATTATTTTTTTCCTCTATTACTTTTATTTTAGCTTTATCTGCACTTGATTCTTTTTTAGAGTTCTCTATATTCCTAGTAAGTTTTTCTTTTTTAAGTTTTGCAACAAAACTATTCCCTTTTACCTTACTATCTACAACAGCCTTTGTAGAACGCAATTCTAAATTTTTTTTCGGAGGTTTATCTTGTCTTATAGGTGATTTTCTCATTGTATTTTTTATTGGCCTGGTACCTGACATTCTCATGATAAAATAATTTAAGTTATAGTTTATACTATCACGCATAGTACACCATATTTACAGTGCGACATTAGCCTACTAGTATTATACTTAATAACCTAACGTCACACTATTTCTATATATATAATAAGGCATGGTTTAAAAAAAATGTTATGACAAATATAGAAGTAACGGGTTATGTACGAATTTTAAAACCGTAGACCCCCAACGGAAACGAGTTTGAAATGACCCAGCCCCCCACTCGATTTGGGATCGTGAAAAAAGGATTTACCTTTTCGGTCGTGATACGTGCGTACGATCGAGACTTTGTGTAGGATATATATATGTAGCTGGTGTGATACGATTCGGTTACGTAGCAGCGGCATGTGTATGCGTGTGGTGTATGTGTACACGATACGATAACGAGCGAAGCGAAGCAACGCGAAGCGTAGCGTAT